CCCACGAGGCATCCGCATCGTCCGCCATGACAGGTACATCCTTCGCCTGCACGATATTCTTGTCCGAAAAAGCGGGAAACACAGTCTTTGACGCTTTGACGGGCACTCCATACGCCCGACAAAGGATGGTTTCGCGCTTTTCCCCCTCTAATTGCGTCTTCATGGCCGACCAACCGCCAAAGGGATTGGCCTCTGTATGGAAATAAACGACTGAACTAGCTTTTCTTAGTGGCTGTTGGACCAATGGAACCTCCTCACCGTCCAAAAGGTCGGCTTTTGCCGATTCCACAGTCTTGGCTCCCGTAAGCATACTCTTTACTACCGAGTTCCACCCGTCCACAGCGGTGAAGCTGATGATGCCAGCCGCTGGTCGAACAATTCCATCATATTCGCTCGCATGGGAGCGTGTGACACATCTAAATCTTAGCGTCTCAACCCAGGGCATAGGTATCAATTCATCTGCCCAAAAACCAATATTAAATGTCCCGTTGACCGGAGGTCGCGGACATCCGATTTCACCGCCCTCAATCGTAGAAATGTCCTGACTCCAATTCCTAAAGATACATTGGCTACCGTTATTTAGCGTGAATTTGGACGCTGTGAACCCATTACGAAGGCTGTACATCACATAGCCAACCTTCCCCCTGCCTAGCGACTTCAACTCTTTAGGTAGTGCATTGTATACAAGGGCTTGTTGGAATTGGATCGAGTTTGCCGATGTTTCAGTAAGACACCAAATAATAGTACCTGGGTTTTCAACGAGGCATTTGACTACCCGCTTGGCCGCGTAAAACGATTTCCCAGCCCTGTTACCCCCCATAAGGAGAATTTCCGAGTGATTCTTTAACTGCTCATCCGCTAACTTCCATGTCTCCAGTTCAAAACCATACCTGTAAGGATCATCTTTCTCATCCTTAATGGCCTGCTCACGCCTCTCCCAATAAGCGAGGATCTTCTCAGGCGACATCCGCAGCATCTCGGACTTGCTGAGAGCGGGGATGGCGGGATGCGGTGACCATTCTAGTGGCATGACCGATTATAGCAGATGCGGGTGGGCGAGTAACCTCGGGGCGGGCAATTTGTCAGAATTTTTTTGTGGCTACTAATCGGTCGCGGTGGCCGGCGGGCAGGTTCGCCGCACCCCCTCCCCCCCTCTTATTTTGGAAAAAATGTAATAAAAATTATTGTGCGTATCTTTGTTATATTTCCGTAAATGACTGATATATATTGGTATGCGTAAAAAATATGATTTTTCATTAAGTTCGCGGAAGATGTATTATGTCTAATTGTACTTGTGTAAATACTTATTTTGAATAAATGTTTAGATGCTTGCACCGATAGAAATGCCTACTGAAAAAAAGCGAATTACGATAGAGGCTGAGAACCTTCCAGCTAACCTGTCAGTCGAGGAAACCTGTCCATCGATCTATACAGCACAGGGTCTTTACGATAAGAGACCAGGAGACTATGCAAAGCTCGTTCAAATGCTTGCCGATGGTATTCCTATCACTCGTATCAAAAAGGATCTCAAGGTATCACATAACACAATAGCTGTAGTTCGCTCTCGTGAGAAAGAGGTGATCGAATCATCGAAGAAAGTGATGAGAGGTTTAATAGGCCATGCTTCACAGCTCGCAGTAGAAAAGATGATCGAGAAGCTAGAGAACGATCAAATCCCTGCCGGTGTTCTCCCTATCGCTACCGGCATCCTAATCGATAAGCATCGCCAATACGAAGGTGAGCCGACTCAGACCATAGAGGTTAAGAAATCTTTATCCCTCGATGAAATCCGAGCCGAGCTGGCTAACCTCAAGAATGAAGAGGTCATCGATGCAGAGGTCAGCGATGTCGAACCTTCAGCATGAATGGCGTTGGATAATCGCCCTGTTCTTCTTTTTCTTAGAGCGGGATATGATTATGGATCTCTGCTTTGCCTTAATTGAGATTGTTATCCGCCTGACCGCCTGACCTGCAATCTTTGGATTGGCTGTTAGGCTGTGTCAGAAACTTTTCGATGTTTGGCTGTTTCAGATGTATTTAGGTAATATTCCTAAAACAGCATTTAAAGCCCCGTAGAGTACCCTAGAAAGCGTTAAGGCATATCCGCGAGTCTTCTGACTCATCTTTGCGAACCTAAAGCCTTCTGCGGTCATTCTGTTCATACGATGTATTCTCCTCTCCCGATCATCTGTTCTCCCGATGTAAATCTATTGGCTGAATAATCTGACTAGTGGTCGCCTATAGGCTGTGCAAATGTAGTAGTTTGCTCTGCTAAAGGAGCAACTACTACTTACAGCCTCAACTACTACTAGTAGTGGTGTTATACTATAAGGCCTCCACTACTACTTTTGAGACAAAGTTGAGACAGCTATTACTCGGTATAAGAGTAAATGTTTTCTTTACCTTTTTCAGTCTTTAGTACACTAATATTTCGGCTCTTTTTGATCAGATTTACCAGTCTATCTCGTGTAATTGGCTCCCCTGTTTTCTCCTCAAGTTTGGTTCGGAGATTATTTAGACCCATAATCGAGTTAGGTTTTAGTAGTTCGATGAGGGCTGTGGTGAGCTTATCGTTTAATCTTTTCGATTCTTTCGACTGCCCTGGTTTTCTTAATTTGGGTTCCATATCGGGCTTATGGATAAAGTTCGGCCATGAAAATTCTACCACTTGAGGGGATGGAGTCGGAAAGTCTCGGAGGGTGGCTTCTAGTACGAGGTGATCCTCTTCCTCGTGGGGTGTCAGGGTAAGGATAGCATCGGGGTCACGGGCAAACACGCCTGACCCGCTTGCCCGGTCAATGTGGTCTGTGTCAGACTTGTTTCCCTTTGAGAAGTGGTGGGCATAGACGAATGAGCAGTCTAGTCGCTCGGAGAACTTCTCCATGCGGTTGACTATTTCCCCGATAGCACCGGCATCGTTCTCATCTGCCCCTGTGGCGAGTTTGTAGAAGGGGTCTACGATTACGAGGTCGGGCTGGAAGTCTTCGAGGTCTTCGATGTGGTGGACGAGGTCTTCTAGGGTACGGGACTGGCCACGGAGGGAGCAGTAGAGGAAGTTTGGGGAGTTTGGGTTGTACTGGGGGTTGGCGTTTACCATCTCGGCTATTCGGCGGGAGGCTATTCGCTTTTTAAGTTCAAAGTCGAGGTAGATTACCTTGGATGTTGCTGTGCGGTGGCCTAGCCAGGTTGACCCGTTGGCGGCGGCAAGGCCGAGGTGGAGGAGGGATAGTGTTTTACCTGCCTTGGATGAGCCTGATATTATCATCTTCGATCCTTTGTGGAGGATGCCCTCGATTACCTGTTTTGGCATAGGATCGTTGTTATGGCTCATCATTTGTGAGAGGGAGAGGAACTTGGGTGCAGGTAGCGGGTCATCGATGGCCACGGAGTAGGATGATGTGGAATCATCGGTGGATGCTGTGGGGTATTCGATCTTTCCTTTTGAGGCCAGCCATTGATCGACTGCATCGATGTCTGCGAGGACTTCGGGGGTTTGATATTCTTCTTTGTAGGCCATGTGTTTAGTCTTCTTTCTTTAATTTTAATAATAATACAAAATCGGGTAAGCGGGTATCGGGGTCGCGGACGATTATTAGCTGTTGGCCCTCCCTTAACTTGTCGGCAAACTCGCAGGAATCGTGGATGGGCAGACCTAAATCAATAAACCGTCGTGCGATGGTTTTTTTGAGGAGGAACTGGTTTAATCCTTCCAAAAGATTACCTCCTGCCTGACAGGGAATGGTTCGCATTCCTTTCTACGGGTTCCCCAAGGGAGCCGGCATAGTTGGTTCATTAATTTAAATCGTGGATCTCCGCCCAGCTTTTGGGAGAGTTTGAGGAAGGATGCTTTATTACCTGGAGTCCAATGGAACCAAGCGTGTAGAGACTTCCCTCCTGAGTTTACGATCATCTTTAACTCGGCCTCGTTTTCTAGGCGTTTAATCAGGCCAAGCTGTTGCTCGAAGGAGAGGGAGGGATCGTCTGTCTCGTGGAGTAGGTACTTTCGCCCTTCGACTTGTGCCTCTGACCGGTTGGCCGCATCAGCAGGGAAGCAGTTGTAGGTGATGAATTGATAGTCGTCCAGGTTTGGCTGGTTTACCCAATCGGATACAGCCATTAATGCTCCACGCTCGGCTACCTGTTTCTGTATGAAGATTGATTCGTTGGGGCTGAAGAGCTTGGAGATCGTTTCAGCCGCATTCTGAGGAATGAGGTCACTCCGCAATACATATTTCTCGTATAATCCATGCTCGCCCAGATTATTCTCTTTAAGCGATGGATCGGGAGGTGTTATCTGTATTGGATTGCTGGGTAGGTTTGGATTGCGATGCCTGTGGTATGCACCCATTACTGCGTTGCGTACCTCGTTTGGTTGGTTTGGCCGATGTGATACATTACGCAGGGTATGCTCTACTGCTTTTACCGCCTCACTCGCATCATCGGTATACTTGGTAATGATTAGTGCGAGTCTCAGGATGATATCATGGTGAGAAAGTAATCCCTGTGGCAGGTTGTCTATGAACCTGCGTAAATCTCCTTTCAGGGTGGCCATTATTCCTCTGCGAGTAGTTGAGCGATCTGCTCTGTAATCTTCATCATCGCCCCTCTTTCGATCTTGGAGATCGTCTGCTTGGCGACACCTGCCTTTCGGGCAATCTCGTCCTGGGTATAGCCCCTGTGGTCCTCGGGTAATGCCCTGAGCATCTGCCTTAGACGAGCATCGGTAGCCATCTTGCGGATGGAGTTGGATGGTCTACTCGGCATCTAGGTAATCCCTTTGGTCTTTTGGGAGTTCCTGATCGGGTAAGAGCATACCTTTTTTAGTACGCTTTACTGGTTCTGAACGAGGAATATGGGTTCTGTATTTTCTGCCATGCTCATCCAAAGCGATTTGATTTTTCGTCATTGGATTAGTGATACCTAAAGCTGAAAAATCTTGAGACTCATCCACCGTCACCCACTCGGTTATAAAATGATCGGGAATACCATGCTCGGAGATATGGGAATCGTTTGGATCGACCTCGTGGCCTTCCCGAGAGATGTGGATTATCTTGTACCCTATCCTGTACAAGTCTGCCCATCGTTTGATCGCCCATGCCTCGTTCGGGAATCTGATATCATCGAATACAACGAGGCGTTTACCGAGGTAAGGCTCCGCCATCCGCTTGGCCGCATCGACCCAAATGTTTGGATACCCAGCCTTGCCTTCCCTACCCCATGTGGTCCCAAGTTCCTGTAGCATTTTACGCACGGTGATATGCTCGGGAAAACCTGGTATCGGTTCCTCCTTCCGATCTATCCAAGCGGGATGGGGTAATATAACCTTGAGCATCTCCTTAATCGGTGTGGCGAATGACAGGGTCACTCCACCGAGGGATCGTGCATAGGTCGATTTACCCACACCCTTTGGACCGCATAATCCTATGAGTAGTGTTCTCATTCGATTATACCTGTGCCTCCCATAATCGCACAAAAGAATGCGGTGATTACCCATATCCATCCAAGTACTGCGAGGATCATAAACCCCGCATACGCCAACCATTCCACCAGTTGTTTCATAATCAGTAGTGTGTTTTGATTTCCCCCTCTGCGGCCAAGGGAAGTCCTGGCATAACATCGGGTTCTTTCGTTAGTAGTTGAATAAGTAAATCGAGTGCCGCCTGTCCTTCATTCTCTGCCACTTCCACGGTTACAGAGTCATGGACATGGAGGCAGATCGGCAGACCCGCATCTTCGATGCGCATCAGCGCGTCTGCAAATATCTGCCTAGCGGTTGCCTGTACCATGTTTTGAAACAGCCTAGCCCCATAGATTTTTACCGGCTCATATCCTCGGACCGTTGAGGCGTAGAGATCCCCGTCCTTCTCGTGGGCGTTGAAGTAGCTTACTGGACTGTCATACAAAGTAGTAAATGTAATACACTCGGGAGTATCCTTCATCCACTCACGGAACTGGTCTTCCATCTTGTTCCATGCCGACATAACATCGGGGTTCTGTGCGCGGTATAGAAGCACCTGCTTTCTTGCCTCTGCTTCTGTCATCGATACCCCGTAGCTTTTTGCTACTTCGATAAACTTCTGCCAACCACATCCATAGCCCAGCCCGAGCAGTCTTGCCTTGCACAGCTTACGCATCTCGGGGGCAAGCTCGGCCATTGGTTCGTCCTCGTTATACAGCTTGGACGCTCGGCCATGTGCCTCGTATATATCGATTCCTCCACGGACTAAGCCGAGGAAGTCTGCATCGCCCACCAAGTACGCTATTACGCGCGGTTCGATCTGTGATAAGTCTGCCGATACAAGTACCCGCCCAGCCGGTGTCTTCAGACACTCCCTTACCGATATACCTTCCACCTTATCGTTAGGAATAGCCTGGAAGTTTATCAGGCCAGCTCCGCTCCATCTTTTCGTATGGGGAGCGCCACAATATTTTAAACGGGTAGGCACTCGGCGATCCATCCGCTGACCCATGATAAGTTTCTCTAGTGTGGTGTGGGCGAGGTTTGCCTGTCTCCAAAGAGTGGTTTGTCGGGGGGTATCATTTAATACCTTTTCCATCTTCTCGATGAACTGCTGGCAGAGTGGACCATCTATCGGCAAACCCCTATTTGCGATCCTTCGGGTGATGGCAGAAAGTGTTCTTTCTTTCCTTGAAAATCCTACCTCCAGTTCACGATATACACGGAGACAGGCTCGACTATCTTCTAAAGCGTAATTGATAAAATTAGAGTTCGCCTGAATATCTTCAACGGATAATCCCGCCATCTGCTCCCGTGCATCCTTCGATAATTCCTCATCGAATAGTTCTTTATATACCGAGGAGAGTGGACGGGGTAGCTGGTGATACGATGCCATGTCTGCCGTGCATATCCAATCCACAGGCATGAACTGGGGCATCTGTCCCTTGGTTATGGCCGCCCTCGCACAGACTGAATCAAACTCGGCATTGTGGGAGATTAGAGTGTGGCCGTTTAGGCGGTCTGCCGGCATATCCTGTGGCTTGCCTACCCACTCAAATCCATCCTCTGCTACGATGGATACCAGGGTGACCTTGAAGTCGGGGTGTTTTACATATCGGTCGAGGCCGATAGTGGTGACCGAGTACTTCTTGGTGTAGTAAGTTTCTAGGTCGAATGCTACGATCATACCACTTCCCGAAATAAAGTTTCTGCCGAAAGGATCGCATTTTCGAGGGTCGGATATTCTGTCTCGGGCAAGTCCCTATCGATCTTCACCCGCCATGTGTGGCCACCCTCGTTCTCGATTAATGTTATATCCGCTTGGCGTTCCCCTGCCCTTACGATCACCTTTGATCCACGGGGCATACCCAGTCCCATCTTGTATTCAATTGTTTTTTTCATGTCTTAAAAAAACGAACCACTCTCCCCGCCGAGTGTCGCGGTGGTGTCCTGTATCTGTTTTCCTGACGCGGTAATACCGCCCATCGGAAAGTGGTTCTTAAAGTTGTTCAGCTTAGTACCTTTCCTATTTGTTTCCCTATCCACTCAGCCACATTGACGGTGACTGCATTGCCCATCGCCTTGTAGCGAGGACCATCTGCCTGTTTGACCACCTTGCCGGTAGCCTTCCACTCGTTCCCCTCAAGAGTCAGTTCCATCTTTTCCGATGTCCAATTATCGGGGAATCCCTGTAGGCGCTCGCATTCGATTGGAGTCAGCCTGCGGACGGTTAGGTTTTCTCGGACACCCATTTGCAGATTGCTCGACTCCGAGTTCATCTGACAATTTATCGTCCCACTAATATCACCCTCCCATGCCGCCTTGTTTGATCGGTCGGATGCGGTAAATGCCACCCCCACGCCTTCCCCGCCTTGCTGGCTACGCAGAGTTACCGATACATCCTCGGAAGCCTTGGGGGTTGTGTCTCCGTTCCATGAGACGACTGCATGATGGTCGCCCTTCGTTAAGGTTGGAGATGGATCTCCCTCTTGGCCTACGCCTAAACCATTACCCTTGCCGTCAGACTTCTCTCCCCGCTTACCAGCATGGCGAGTTGCCATGTCATGGATGGGTATGGCTTTCTGCTCGATTACACCTCCAATATGATTTTTGTCAGAGGCGGCCGATGATAGGGTTTGCGAGGTGTTTGGATTAATTGAGTTGTTATAGAAATCAACCGCTAGAATCGCCTTACCCTCCTTCACCGATTGGTTCGATCCAATCTTATCATTATCCTTCGCACATAGCGTGGCCATTAGGTCGGGATCACTTCCTGTGGATTGGGCTTGTAATGCTAAACCTCTACCCGTCTCCAAGTCTTGATTCCCTAGTCCTTTGTAGTCTCTTGCGAGGAGTGTACCTGCTGTTCCGTTTGGATCGCAGTCACACTTGCCACCCTCTCCAACGCTTTCTGTAGCATCTCCGGCAGTTCCTTTCCCCGCTTCTCGGCTCGGCGCAGGATGCCCTGGCAGGCTTTCGGTGATAGCGAGTATTTCGTCGCAGGATTCGCCTCCAAAATCTGAGACAATGAACACGCGCTTCCGTCTTTGGGCCACACCGAAATACTGGCTGTCGACCAGCCGCCATCCTGTTTCACAAGCCCCGCTGTCGAGTAGCTCTCGGATGCACCTTGCAAGTGCGACACCATCATCTGCGGAGAACAATCCACCGACATTTTCTGCCACCGCAAAGCGTAACCCGCATCCTCGGGATCGCAGTTCCCGAATAAGTCTAGTTGCTTCATAGAATAATCCTGATCGTTTTCCATCTAATCCCTCTCTTTTACCGGCCACGCTCAAGTCCTGGCATGGAAATCCGTATGTTATAAAATCTGCATCGGGCAGATCATCCGCCGATACTTTTGATACATCGCAGAATAGGGGAACATTCGGCCATCTGTGTTTTAATACACCCGCCGCATTCTTATCCCATTCCACTTGGGCAACGCATTCATGCCCCGCCTGTTCCATGCCGAGATCGAATCCACCAACCCCAGCAAATAAACTAATAAACTTCGCCATCTTTCCTGCCTCTCTTTTTACTCAGTTCAAAATCATCCAGGTTAGGCAGAACTCTAGGAATATTAGTCCTGTACCTTCGCCCCTTCTCGTCATAGGCCAACTGGCATTTATTAAATGCCCGATACCATCCCTCATTTGCCTCCTGATAAGTAAGATATTGGTGAACAATCTTCCGCTTTTCAGGAGTATTTCCATAGCGGTGCGGACCAATATTGCCTCGATCTACTGGCGTGGATCGTATCCTTTTAGGCTTCGCCATATCTCACACACTCCCTTAAATACCTTCCACGCATCCCGAAGCTCATCGGGGCTGTAGCTGACTACTTCAAATCTCCCCTTCTCCGTGGAAGATATAAAGCAGTTAGCACCGTATATACCTTCACTCATCAAACGATCCTCACCAAAGTAGGTAGCCCCATAGGCCGCAATCTGATGAATCTGAAAATCGTAACTGGTTACCTTGACTCCCTTCTTCGTCTTCCTTGTCTTCCAATCGACTATGAAGTTTTGCCCCTCGGGTCCCTTCCCTACGATGTCCACCGTTCCCGCAAACCCATGCTCCAGGTTGACCATCATCTTCTCCCGCTCGATGAATCGTAATTGATTCTCCTGCTTCCAATCGAATGCTGGCTGTACATACTCAAGCAGATCATCGTCCACAGGGAATCCCTCGAAATACTTCTCGATTGCATCGTGGATTCTCGTACCGAAGTCAGCCGCTTCTTCCACAGGCTTCTCATGCTCTAGTAAGCATCTGTCTGCAAATCGTTCAAAAGTTTCGTCCATTTTACGCGGGTTATCGTAAGCTATGCGTAAAAGTTGATCCTGTTTCCAACGATCAAGCCCAGGCTTGGCAAACAAACCAAGTATGCCGGTGACGCTGGGAAAGAGCTTATGCTTCTTGGCATCCCTCAAGGTTGTATTTCTTTCCCCGTCACCATTTGCTTTGGGCATAGTGTGGCGAGGTTCGCCTGTAGCGGTGTACCAATGGCCACCACTTCCCCGCTTTGGTTTAGCGCTTAAAATAGCCATTGATTCCCTCCTTAATTACTACGCACAGAAACCATGCAAAATGAAAGGCTCGCTTTAAATATTTCATGCCACTTCCTTCCTTAACCAAGGATATTCAGTCTCTATACCCTCAATGATTGCTCGGGTTTCAATATCGCACTCCCTTAGATTTTCTATAGATTTTACTGCGTGAATGAAGTTGCTGTGATCTCGGTCTAACTTCCGTTCCATTTCCATATATGGCATCCGAAGCAATTTTCTCACATAGTAGTAAACTGTCTGTCTTGCTACTGCGATAGGTTGCTTCTTAATTCGACTATCAATATCCTCAACAGATACCTGGAAGCCCTCGGCCACAGCCTTCTTAATTCTCGGAATAGTTGGCTCGTTCATAGCTGAAAAAACATATCGGCTAATACTCCGAGTAGTCCGACAATCAATAATATAGATGGGTTAAAAAAGTAATGTATCATAATTAGTAGTTGTTTGGGGTATAAGCGGGTGACCGATGAACAAAAAATCGGCCACCCGCCATGATGTGGATGTGGTAATCGCTCTTCAGAACGGCGCTGGGGCCGATGGAGCGGAAAACATTTGTGCCTGTGCAGGTGCAGGTGCAGGAGCTGGCTGTGCAACTGGTGCAGGTTGTGGCTGTTCAACCGTTACCTGTGTGGTCGTCTGTGGCGCAGGCGCGGAAGCACCGCCAGGAATGTTGAACTGTGCGGGCTGTGGAACCTGTGCTTCCATGCCTTGCATTACAGGAGTTACCGAGGTGATGTCCGAGTAAGTGCGTCCCTTTTGGGAAGTCTTTTGAACGACATTGATCATCGCACCCTTACCGCGAAGTGATTCAGTATCAAATCCTGCACCTGGAGCAGAGCCGAGCCATGAAGTAAGTACACCTGTCAGCTTACTTTTCTCATGGGCAGAAATCTTCATCTCACCCGTTTGAATGATCTGTCCATCCTGTGTTCCGAAAAGGAACCGGCAGACATCGAGAGTTTCGATCTGACTTGGATCTTCATACTTTGGACGCTGAATGCCGAAGCTGTCTTTTACATCGAGACATACGGCCAAGTATTGACCAGGACGGGCAGGTTCAAGAGGCCAGCCTGTGATAGGACCCTCTCCGCTTGTTGTTTGTTGCAATATTGCCATTAGTAGTTGTGCCTGTTTTTACGAGTCGGCCTCTCGGTTTAGTGATTAATAGAATCGTGAAGAATCAGTAAGGCATCCGCCGTTTTGAGCGTTAGCCCTTTTAAGGTTGGGTAAAGTCGCTTGGCGTGGTTCATTAGAACCTTCTTCCTTTTGCCCGATGTTAGCCCACTTAGCCCACCCAGCCCCTTCTGCCATTCCTGTGGGCGGACAAGTGTATAGGGTATTTCCAATGCCCGAAGGACACCTTCCAAATAGCCACATGATTTGCCAAGTTTGAAGCTCGTTGAACTAGGGATCATCTTGCCGGCAAACGGTGGAACAAGTTCTACGAACGCCTCGATGCGGTCCACATCGGGGTGGTCCTTGAGATCTTGTAGGTGTTCGACAAATTCAAAGTCCTCTCCGAGATTGTGCAGATTAATTCTAGTCAGGCTTCCCCAAGCGATTGCGTACCCGCCTGACTTGCCTGGGTCGATAGCGATGGTCAATTTCATGCTCTAGCCTCCTCCAGCATCTCGGATAATGTCCGCTCGATATCTTGGCGGATGAACATGACCCCACGCTTCCTCCAGCCATATTTTTTACGCCAGTCTATTAACTGACGCTCGGTGAGTCTAAAAATCTCCTTTACCTCTGAGCGGGTAAGGAGTAGTGGGTGGTATGCTTTTAGTAGTTTTTCTGTTTCCATGTGGTGAATAAATCACCAGCAGGAAAAAAACTGTTTTAGCTGTTCACAAATTTAGCCTCGTTAAGAGTATAATGTATATTGTGCGAACTCACTTTTAATCCCGCCGGTGGGTTGTTAGTAAAATTTGAAAGATCAGGTGCGATCCCATCACGAATCACATTTCGCAATATTAACATAAAACTTATCCTGTCAACACTCATGTGCAAAAAAATTCAAAAAAGTACATATTCGCTTATTTATTACTTTGTTTTTCGTTCTTTTTTCTTTGCTTCTCCAAGCCTTTGTATCGAAGAAGTCGGTAATAATTTGAGTCTCCACGAACTTTTTTCTTACCTCGGCCAGCAGTTCCACCAATAGCTCCCAACAGTCTAGCGGCCTCTTTGACTCTGTCCTCGCGGTCGAATACTTGTACTTTAATCGGCTTTCCGCAAACGCTGTAAACGACTCCATGCCATTCATTATTACTTACTGGATGTAAATTTTCGAGATTAACATTGCACCACAGATACCAGGTTCTCCGAACCGCATCAGGTGCGCGTTGCTTTAGATGATCCCAATCTTTTGCAAAGCACTTACGGATTTTGCCATTATATGATAAAAGGCATGCTAACTTATTCGTCTTAGTAATTTTTCTATTCATATCGCTAGAGGTTGCGTTAAAATCTATGAGATTTTCTGCAATATAGCAACAATTACCTACGGAAAACTCCGTAAAACTACATAGTTTAACGCAAGGGTTTGTGCGGAGAATTAGATAAGGGATAGACCCGTATTAGCGGAAGCGCTCGGCAGATTTAGCACCTGCACTTACCGCAGGTAGCATGAACCGATTACCAGGCATAGCTGGTGCTTGGCGGGTAATGCGATTGGCGGGTTGGCGGGTTGGTCGCCCACTAGGCATAAAGTTTACATCTCCTCGCCCTAACTTATCCAACATTACTCCCGCTCCCATAGCTACTCCGATATTAGCCTCTCCATCCGATCCTCGTAAGTCTTGCCTTGAGGATAAATCCTGTATGTCTGCAAAGTCTTTAAGAAATGCTTTTTCTTTGAATGGTACAGACCAAGGATACGCTGAATTTAAATCGGGACGATATACAGCATCAGAACCATCGTACTCAGCTATGGCTAAAAGAGATCCTTTTTTGATATCGTTATATTCTTTCTGACGAGTTTCCCTGAGAATAGTATCTAAGTCTAAGCCTAATTCTTTTAATCGAGCTTGTTTGATTGGTAAACCTCTTGTGAGATTCAGCTTTTCATAAATAAAAGGAGATGCTTTCCAAGGTATAAGTTCCTTGTCAGTAAATACAGTCAAGAAATCTTCAATAGTTTTAACCTTACCTAGTACAATTTTCTGATCTTTAGTCAGGCCGTTTTTTCCATCTATTACTTTCTTTAAAGCGGCCTTTATGAAATTATTAACTTCTCTTTCTGCAATTTTACCTTGGTTGATAGCCTGCATGAACTTACGAACATAATACTCACGAGTAAGCGTAGATGCCTTATGGTTATCTTGCTTCATCGAAGTTAAACCAATTAAAGGTCGCCCTTCTCGCTCCCATCTAGTTCTAAATCCTTTTGCAGAACCTTCATTGGTAAATCCCCAAGCATCGTTGACAGATAAATAACCTGGACCACCAGTAAATGCTACAGTTGCACCATCTATTTTCTTATCGCCAACCATAGACAAATCAGTCGTTAAGACCTGAACATTTTTGCCCTTGAAGTCACTAAGCGATGCATTCGGATTGCCTGGTGAAGGTAGGAAGAGCTTGAGCGACTTATCGTCAAGAGTAAGCATATCGCCCGACTTGGGAACCTTCCCCTTCCCCGCACCCGCTTCGGAGGCTGGCATGAAGAGTTTGTCGGTAATCTGCACATCGGCTTCGGGTTTGGGGATGAAGAGCTTATCATCGAAGGGCGAGTAATTGTTTTTGATATTGAACCAATCAAATGCGATCCCGCTTTTGCCGGTTGGAACTAGCCCAGCCAATGCGTCCACATCGTAGGAGCGATACGATGTTTTAAGTTTTCCATCCTCTAGTAATTGGCGGAGCTTGGCATTGCGAATTTGTGGGGCTGAAGTCGGTTCACCAAAAACTGCTGTTATTAATTCGTTCTCGTATTTACCTTTAGGATTGATTCTGCCCTCTTCGTCACTAAGTGCAGTTTTTGCAACTTCTCGGGCTTGCTCGATTAACTTGTTTGGGTCTTTAGCAAATCCTTCTTTTACTAATACCTCAACATTATTACGAAGGTATGCTTCATCGATAGAACCCATTTTCAGGGAGGCCGCAGATTGTGATCCTTTAGATAAACCAGTAACCTTAAATTCTATTGGCGTAACTACCCTAGCCCTTAACTCGTTATCTGAATACTTGCTTGGTTTACCTGAACGATAAAGGAAGTTTAGTTGAATTTTATCTCTAATAGCCTCGGTAATATCGTTGATGAGCATATTGATCGTACCCCGTGGATCTTTACGGGTGAATACGCCTTTTACTTCGTCCGATAATTGCTTTCCTACGATTGCCTGTGGCCTACCGCTTCTAGGGTTTCGCTCGGATGACATACCGCCTTCAGGGGCTTCGTCTACCCGATTAAGGATATTGGAAAGCTCGTTCTTTACCTTCTTGTTATCAATACGAAATGCACCAGCTTCTTTTAGTGAGATACCTTGCTTGCCGTACAATCGCTCCACCGCTTGGTCCGCCGATTCGCCTTTGCGCACCTTCATCGCCACACCTTTTTCTGCAAGGTCCACTTTGTGCGCAATCGAAGCATCTCTTTGCTTTGTATAGTTTTTATAGAGGTTGCGGATGGTCTTGTTGCGTTTGAGTAGTGGGGAGATGGAAACATCCAACGGATTGCCGGTATTGCCATCCACAGCACCAAACAGAGTCAGCACTTTGCGAGATCCCTCGAGTAATTTTTGACGGAGGGATGGTTCGATGGTGTTAAAGTAGTTTGGATTATCTACCATCATCATGGCGAACTGCTCGGCCCCGATCTCCTGGGCGAGTGTATTGGCATTCATCCCGACCCCGATTGATTTATCGCCCTCCTGTATATTATCGTATGCGCTGGCAATCTTCTTTGCCTTCTCATTGAGCATGATGGAATCGATTGGTGCGCCTGCTGAGTCTGTGGTGAATGCGAACTCAAATGCTTTCTCACCTGGCTTTGCTTCGTACTGGGCGAGGATCTTTCGGGCAAAGAATGGATCGTCCTTAATCGCTTGAGTGATAAATCCGTGGCCGAGTTCATGGGTGAGAATATCAAATGCTTCTTTGGAGCTATTACCGGCTCGGCCATTCTCGTTTATATAGATGGTATTATCCTTTTGATCTAAATAAGCATTGGGTGCTTGACGGATATTAGGATCGTCCTTCCTGAGAGTTTGAAGCATCAAGTCCTTATCCACGAACATGAGCTTGGGTGCTTTTATGCCTGCCTCTTCTACTGTGGCAAAAGCTAGGCGAGCATCGGGGTCCATCTTACGGAACTGCTTTAATTGATCCTGTCCAAGTTTTGCCTCTAAAAAGTTTACGGATGATTGATTTCGGGCGGCTTGTGATTTACCTGCCCTCATACTAGGTTGCCCAACAGGTAATGCTCCACCCATTGCAAAGCCTGCGCCCATAGCCTGTCCGAGTTCTTCGATGTTATCGGTGGATGCGTATGCCAAGGCTCCGTTCAATGCAGATACAGAGATACCATTTACGAGCGAATTAAATGCCATGTCACCCATCCTTGTGCCTCCTAGTTTGTGGGCATAGAGGGCGAGTTTTCTTGTGGTCGGAGAGTCTGCTTCCATCGCTAGGCGTTGGAGAAATCTTTTCTGCCCAGCCTCAGAACCGAGAGCAGTTAATACTCGCTCCATTCCCTTACCCGATTTATTGGCTATATATCCAGCCACTTCTGCGGAGGTGAGTAAACCGAGGCCAGGTACTGCTCCTGTAAATGCACCTGTTACCTGTGCGCCTAGTATTCCTGAACCTGCTACTTTTGGGTCGATTGCTTTGCCTGCTAATTTAGTTACCACATTACGAGGGAATGCGGCGGCTTTAGCGGTTACTTCTCCCGCCTTGCCGGTAGCACCGGCGATCTTCGATCCCACTTGTGCGGTTTTCTCGATTGCTTTACGTGTGCCTTTGGCAACGAGTTCTGTGGGTTTGGATGCAATCGCCCCGCCCTTCTCTATCGCATTGGCGAGTTTACCAAGTCTTACAGATTTTAAACCGATTGATCCTAATTTAGCGACTTGTCCGGCAACGGGTACAAGCATGGTAGGATCGACAAAGTTTGCACCAAAGCTAACAAAATCCCGACCTTCTTCATCGAAGGTATTGAGCATGGCAGTTCTGACATTTTGATTATAGAGAAAGTTATCCTTATACCTCTCGTACTCTCTCTTCATCTCCTCCTCATCGGAGTAGAAGTTATCCATTGCCGCCCCGCCTAGAGTTTTAGCGAATCTACCAAAGTCTTCTATGCCTACCTGAAATACACCTTTTAATTCCTTTGCCCCTACTCCACCGCTAAACAGTTTCTTGATCGCACGGCCTCCTTCCTGGGCGAGTGTACCTGCACCAGTTAGGAATGAATCGGTAAAGGCCGAAGTCTTTTCTCCGATTGATCTACTGTCCTCCTGTTTTCTGCGAGTTACATATTCATCGAATGATTCAGGAGTGGATGCCAGTTCCTCGTCTAGTTTGCGAATTTCTTCGATCTTTTGTTCGTAGGTCAAAGGAATACCTTCATTCTCAGGTAATCCTAATTCGAGATTAAGAGCTTTAATCTCCGCAATTTTTTCTTCAGTTGAAAGCATTATCTTAGCCCTCGGGCTTTACCCAGTCGCATTTTTTCCTCATATAAACGATCTATTTCCTGTGGGTCAAAAGATGAGGAGGGTGAAGGTTGACTTGACTCATTGAAAACAGGTCCATCATAACCTTTCATGGTTTTATTTTTCTTGAAGTAATCAAATGTTTGAGTCCTAGCACTTGCACGATCTTCAATTTCTTTGAGGAGTGATTTCACCCGCTCAATATTAACTTCATCTGATAATCTATCATCATAACCACGAGCCATAAACATTTCACCCTCTTTCTGTGCAAACTGAGCGCCAAGAGTTTCTCTAAGGTTTTCCTGAATTACGCTTTCAACAGCTTGTTGAACACTTAATCCTTTTTCATTAAAAAGTGCCTTCATGCTTTCAGGTAAGACTCCAGTAAGCCAAGAATTTAAATCATCTGAACCTTCTAAATCTTGAATAGCTTTATTTAGCTTTTTAATTTTAGATTGAACTGCGGATTTGCCACCTAGGTTTACATATTCACTATATTCTTTTGCGGTCAGTTCATCTATTACTTGCTCACCTTCAGTCAAGACAGGTAATCCTGATTCCTTTAATGCCTTTTGATTGGCTAATCTTAATTTTAATAACTCCTCTAATTCTTTATCGGACATCGGTTTCGGCTGACTCGCCTTCCTCTTCTCTATAAACGCTAAAGCTCTTTTGATTTGTTGCGGATCATCTTTGAACTGATTAAGAAAGTCTCGGTCGTTTAAATTCATAACCGGTACTTGGTTTCTAGGATTTTCTAGCTGTGCCTGCATGAATCGATTGCGGGCATCGGCATTACCAAGTGCTGGCAGTCCAGGTCGAGCGATGTCCGCTTGGCGCTGTGCCTGTGGGCTAGTAATTAGAGACGGCAAAGTTTGTAAGAATTGATTCTCGGCCATAAGTTCCTCCCCTGCCAACTGGTCAGCACTTGTCTGCCTCTCCATATTCTGCCTAATCTGAGCCATTTGCAAATCGCGAATCCTTGATGCTTCTTGTGCGTCCTGTGCTTTTTGGAAGAATGACATAACAGCCATAGCATCCTCGCGTGGACCTTTTTTCTTTATGCTTTTTATAAAGTCAGACTTCTCTTCTTCTGATTGTACGCCAAAGGCAGAGAACACCTCGGAGGGTAGCTTCTTGGCTAATCTCTCGAAGT